CTGTATGATGAAAACAATGAAGAACTGCAATCTGCATCAATTGCTGTGACAAATAAAAACCTGTTCAGGATTGATCTAATCGCTGATCAGGTGACATCCAAGGGAATCACTTATGTGAAGAATGCAGATGGATCCATCACTGCAAATGGAACCAGTACCGGCACATATGCAATGACATCCTGCAATCTGGATAAAAACATGTTCGTGGTTGGTGAAACCTACACTGTTTCAACAGGAAAGAATGTTGGGTTCACTTATATCCAGTTGATGATCACATACACAGATGACACTGTGGATTATATAGTTTCAAGGAACAGTGCAAGATCCTTCACCATTAGCAAAGAAGTGGCTTCATGTGTGGCATCTATTCAGATCACTGATTCCGGTGTGACCGTGAACAATGAAGTTGTATATCCCATGTTGGAACTGGCTGACAGTGCATCAACATTTGTGATGAATACATACACTTCCATGACCTATGACGGAAGTACAATGCCTGTGCTTCCTGCAGCCATTTCAAACATCTGGGCAAATGATGACCTTGTTGCAAATATGATTATGCAATATGAAGCAGATACGGTCATGACAAAAATTGATAATTATGCGGAAGTGAATCTGAAATCCGGAACTGCTGCAGGTGGACAGCTTGTTGCAATTCATGATGGAAACGGAACTGTGACACTTGGACTGGGGTGATTGATATGTCTAAATGGATAAAAAAAGTTGCTACCACACGACTGGATGAAAGAGCAAGGGTGATTGATAGTCTGGCAGGGAATCAGACAAACCATGCACCAAGCATACATATTGTGAATCAGGCAATCACTGAAATGATCAGCACTGCGCTTGTGCCACTTACAAACAGGGTGACTGCACTTGAAACCAATGCAAACAAGATCAGTTGGTCTTCTGCAGTGGATGCTTCACTTGGTGCTGTCACTTGTACCATTCAGGATGCAAAGATCGCAACAACATCAATCCTTGAACCTTTTTCTTCAAATAGCAGCGGTGACACAGTTGTTGTGAAGAACATGACAGTGACAGCAGGACAGGTGGTTCTGACATTTGATGCACTTTTGGAAGCAACAAGCTTCAAGGTTCGTATAACCAATTTATAAAGGGGTGGGCATCATGGCATGGTTAAAATGTCCGAACACAGATCCTGTTCCTGATATTCCGGTTGGTACTACATACACCAATAATGTTGATGTGAATGCACCGATCAGCGGATATCAAACGGCACATGACAAATCCGAAATAATTGATACCAGAAATGTTGTTTCAATGACCGTTTCGGTCAATTATTCGATCAGTGTATATGCCAATGATACATCTGCACTTCCGTGGACATCACAGGCAACAAATGAATCGTCATTTGTTTTTAAAGTGAATGACACAACATATTTATCAACATCAATCATCAGGGTGTATTCTGACAATGATGGAGAAGTAAAGGAAACCGGATCCGGAACTTATACACTGACAGATCTTCCTTTAGGTGAATGTGAATTTGAATATGATGTCTGGGTTGAAAACATAAGTCAAAATGGTGAACAGTTGGATACACATGCAAATTCAACAATTAGCTTTACCATTGACAGTGTGGTTTATAAAACATGAGGTGAAAGACATGGGTGAAATATTTGAACAGAGATCTTATAACTTTGAGATCAGGGCAGAACAGAATGAAGATGAAGTGGGTGTGATCACCGGAAGACCGATTGTGTACAATTCAAAGACTGATCTTGGATGCTTTGATGAAGTCATTGAACGTGGCGCACTGAATGGTGCTGATCTGAAAGATGTAAGATTTCTTGTGAATCATGATGTGTCAAAGATCCCTTTAGCCAGAAGCCGGAACAATAATGCAAACAGCACCATGCAGCTGATGCCGGATGATCAGGGAATGGCAATCAGGGTGAATTTGGATGTGAAGAACAATTCAGATGCAAGGAACCTTTATTCAGCCATTGAAAGAGGTGACATCACCGGAATGTCTTTCATGTTCCGGATAGATGATGAAGAATGGACTGAACTTGAATCAGACCATCCAACAAGGCATGTGAGAAAGATTTCAGATGTTGTGGAAGTTTCTGCAGTGACATTTCCTGCATATGAAGATACTTCTATCAGCGTTAGAAATAAAGAAGCACTGGAAAGTGCAAAGTTAGCATTGGACAATGCGAAGCGGTCACTGGTAAGTGATTTGGAACTTGAAAAAGCAAAATTTGAAGCATTAATCAAAGTGAGGTAAACAGATATGAAAGATTTTCTTGTAAAGCTTATTACAGCTAAAAAGAACAAGATCGCACAGATCAGATCAGCGATTCAGGCATCAAATGATGTCAATGAAGTAAGATCCCTTACTGCTGAAGCAGAAGGTCTTCAGTCAGAGATAACAGAAGCTGAAGCAAAGCTTGCTGAAATTGAAGCAGATGAAGCAAGACAGGCAGCTGAAGCAGCTGGAGCAGAAACCAGAAGTGCTGTTCCTGCAAATGCACAGCTTGTCAATGGACAGGTTGCTGCTTCTTTTGGTATGGCAGCACCTGCAGCACCTACTGCAGAACAGCGTGACAATGTGGATCCTACTGACAGCATGGAATACAGAAATGCATTCAAGGCATATGTCCAGAACGGAACACCTATTCAGACAAGAGCAGGCGAAGCAATCAGCACTAATGAAACCGGTGCTGCAATCCCTCTTACCATCATGAATGAGGTCATCAACACTGTCAGAAAGCGTTATGGCAATCTTTATAACAAGGTTCGCAAGCTGAATGTCAAGGGTGGTGTTGATTTCCCCATTGGCGCACTTCAGGCATCCTTCAAGTGGATCAATGAAAGCACTGTTTCACCGAAGCAGAAGGTTGACAAGCTTGGAAAGGTATCCTTCAGCTATTACACTGCAGAGATCCGCATTTCCCAGACATTCCTTTCAAGCATTGTCACACTTGATGCTTTTGAAGCAAAGGTTGCTGAAGTTATTGCGATTGCATATCTTCAGGCAATGGATCAGGGCATTGTCAATGGATCCGGTGATGGTCAGATGACTGGTATCCTTAATGATCCCAGAGTGACCAATGTGATTGAAATGACTGCTGCCGACATGAACAATTGGAAGTCTTGGAGATCCAAATTCTTTGCAAAGCTTCCTCTTGGATATCGTGCCGGTGATTTCATCTTCCCTCTTTCCACTGTTGAAACCTATCTTGAAACCATGTCTGATGCAAACAACAATCCTGTCTTCCGTCAGGCAACAGGTCTTGAAGTAAATGATGGTGACAACAGGAATCCGAACGGAAGATTCTTTGGACGTGAGATTTCCCTTGTAGAGCCTGACATTCTTCCTGATTTTGATTCCGCAAATGTAGGTGATGTCATTGGAATCTTCTGGCAGCCTGATGAATACGCAATCAATGAGAATTTCGGATTCACCATGCGTAGATTCTTTGATGAAGATGCAAATGAGTGGGTAGACAAGGCACTTGTTGTTGTAGATGGCAAGGTTCTGAATCCCACTGGATACTATCTGATCAAGAAGAAAGCTTCCGGATCATGAGAAAGGGGTGTTGATATATGAACACTACAGTTGAAGCATTAAAAGCTTTATATGTCGCACTTGGTGGGGATGCTGCAGATGTTGCTGACATCACTATCATTCCGGACATGATCATGGCAATTGCAGCGATTGCAGGAAGCACACTTGAACTTCCCAAGGTTACATCAACAGACAATGGCAGTGTTCTGACTGTTGTGAACGGCAAGTGGGCAAAAGCAGCCATTCCTTCACAGCTTCCTGCAGTTACTGTTGAAGATGCCGGAAGTGTGCTGAAGGTCAATGAATCAGGTGCTTGGGACAAAGGCACCGATAATATTGAGTGATTGAAAGTGAGGAAAAAGAAATGATTAATACTAACAGAATCGTACCGGTTGAAAAAACCGATCTGATCAGCCTTTACGGACTTATACTTCTTCAGGCTTCCGGAAATTCCGGACTTGCAAAGCTTGCATCACTTGATGTGGCAGGAGATTATCAGGTCACTTCAAACAATGCAAAATACATCTGTGATCAGCCTGTGAAGTCTGTTGACATTGATGCAACGACATCCAGTGTTTCTGCATCCACCATCTATTTTGTTCCTGCATATGATTATGTTGGATTCAGCATTGATGGAACAGCTGTTGAAACTGCAGGTGTTGATGTGGATCCTGCAAATGGTGGTCAGCTTTACAGTGCTACTCTTTCCAGTGGCACCATCACCATTGCACAGGTTGGATTTTAAGTTGAAGTGAGGTGCTTGCAATGGCATTGTTGGATGATGTAAAAAACGCTTTAGGTGTGACGGGAAATTATCAGGATCAGACTATACAGTCTTATATAGATGAAGTGCAGGCTTTTCTGAAAGATGCCGGTGTGCCTATTGCATTACAATCCAGTGGTGTCATTGCAAGGGGTGTGGCTGATCTGTGGAATTATGGAGCAGGTGAAGGAAAGCTTTCATCATACTTCATAATGCGTGCATCACAGCTTGCATTGAAAGGAAGTGGGACAAATGGCACGAACATTTAAACCATCAGCACCTTTCAGTGTTCCCATGAAATTGCTGATTCCTGTGACCACACAATCCTATGGTGCCGGAAAGAAGACATATTCAGATCCGGAAGACAGTGAACTGTTTTTTGGATCCTTCCGCACCTTTGGTGGAACTGAAAATTTGCAGGATGGTGTATTTACGATCATTGACACTGCGGTGATTGATACATGGTTCAGACCTGAAATCAAAGCGGATTGCAAGATATATCTTTGTGATTCCGGTCAGATCTATGACATCATCAGTGATCCGGAAGACATTGGATTCAGGCACCAATATCTGCAGTTTAAAGTTAGGAAAGCAGGTGGCAAGGTATAATGGCAAGGATGTCAATAATATTTGATGGATTTGCAGATCTTGCGGAAGCAATTGACAGGGCAGGTGGTGATCTGAAGTCTGCTGTCAATGAAGCTTTGACGGACACACAGAAACTGATTCAGAATAACCTGACAAATGCTGCAGCAGTATATGCGCATGATGGTCTTAAAGGTTATGCAACAGGTGCCATGTATGATTCAATCATCAAAGATGCACAGGTTCACTGGATGGGGACTGTGGCAGAAGTCAGTGTTGGATTCAAGATTTCAGAAAAAGGTGGATGGCATTCAATCTTTGTAATGTACGGAACACCAAGAATGGCAAAGGATCCAAGAGTATACAATGCCATTAAAGGCACCAAGACGAAAAAAGACATTGCTGAATTGCAGCAGGAAGTGATGCAGAATCATTTGAAGTTGGGTGGTGATAGACATGGTTGATGTAAAAAAATTATTGATCAATACGCTTGATGAAAATTTCCATCTTCCAATCTATCTTCAGGGATCCATTTCAGTTGATGAAGCATATCCGGATTCATTCTTCACTTTCTGGAATAACAGCACCACAGATGATGCATTTTACAATAACAC